GAAGAGGCCCAGCGCCTGGCCGAAGAAAAGCGCCAGAAAGAGAACGGCGAATTTCAATCGCTCTATGAAACCGAGCGGGAGCGGGCAGAGCGCCTAGACCGTGAGATCAAAGAGCGGGACCGCCGTGAGGCTGATCGCGCAGTAGAGGGTGCGGCTGGCAAGATTGCGTCCGAGCTGACGCGAGACACAAAGCGAGCGGAGCTGCTGGCCGAAAAGATTCAGAAGTTTGCCCGATACACCGAAGACGGTGTGGTTTACGAGATGGGCGGCGTACAGGTCGATCAGGCCAAGATCGTCGAACACCTCAAGGAGAATTACCCGTTTCTGACTGACGGAAGCGGCGCAACAGGTGGCGGTGCCACCGGATCAGGTCGCCCCGGTGGGGCAGGCGATGGTAATGCAGCGGCAGATGCCGCAAAATCAAAGGGAGACCTGAACGGTTTCCTGACTGCCCATATCAAGAATTGACGAGGTGACACATGGCTATTAATTCCCCTGACCTTTCGGCACTGCTGAATGACAAGGTCATCAATGAAGCGTTCGACATTGCGCGATCTAACCGGACCGGCATCCTGCAAGCCGTGAGCATGGGCGCACCGCGCACCGCGTTCGAGGGCTACAAGATGGGCTGGCTGGATATGCGTGTAGACGCTACCAGCTCCACCACTACCGCAGCGGCGCTTGCTGCTGCCACTACCGTATCAGTAGCTGACGGCTCTAAGTTCCGCGCTGGTATGACCATCAGCCCGACCGGCTCAGACGAGGTGCTGCTGGTAACTGCGGTTGCCGGTAATGACCTGACTGTGACCCGTGGGTTTGGTGGCACTACAGCTGCTGACATCGCCTCTGGCACAGAGGTCACTATCGACTCTGTTGGTCGTGAGGAAAACTCACTCGCGCAGAATGACGGCATCTTCCAGCCTGATACGGTAGAGAACTTCTTCCAGACCATGGACACCGCTGTCGAGTTCAGCCGCCGCGCCCTGGCTACCATCCAGTTCGGCAACACGAACGATCTGGCTTTCCAGGTGTCTGAGCGAATCCGGCAACTGGCTATCCAGATGGACCGTGCACTGGTTCGGGGCCGCAAGGCAACCGCCTCTATTGGTGGTGAGACTGTGACATATACCGGCGGCTTGCGGTACTACCTGGACCAAGCGGGCGCTATCAACACTGACGGCGCGGGCGCTCTGGATCTGGACAAGATCAACGCTATTAACGCGGAGATTGTGTCCCGTGGCGGCACTGCGAACACTATCGCAGTTGGTATCAAGCAGGCGCGAGTCCTCTCTGCCCTGGTTGCTGCGAACTACAGCTCCCAGCGGCTCAGTGAGTTCGTGGCTGATGAGGGCGCTCTGATGACCCTGCCGTCTGACCTGCCCCTGGTTGGCAATGTTAACCGCATCGTGGTTGATACCAACCTGGCAGACGATGAGCTGGTTATCATGGACAGCGGCATGCTGAGCGTGGTACCGATGGCCTCTGGTAACGCTGAAGCTAACGGCGCATGGCGCACTGTTGACGCCACCCAGAACGGGCAGGACGGCCAGCGCACTCGGATCATCGGCGACTTCGCCATGGAGATCCGCCAGAGCAAAACCCACATGGGCCGCCTGTACGGTCTGACCTGATAGGAGGTTGGCGTGAAATTCACTGTCCCTGAAGGCTACAGCGTAGTTCACAAGGGACAGGTGATTCATTCAAAAGGCGGCGTTATCCAGACGGAAGACGAGAGCCTGATTGAGTCCCTGTCCAGCAACCCGAGGGCCGAAGCGGATCAGCCGAAGCGCGGACGGCCTGCTAAGAAAGACGAAGAGTAAGCCGAAAGGCTGCAAAGGAGCCCTGCTATATGCGGGGCTTTTTTGTTGCTATACTGAGCGAAAATTAAACGGGGTTATGGGAATGGCAACCATCACAGTAGGCACCAACAGCTACGCCACAGAGGCAGAGCTGACGACATACGCGACGGACAGGGACATTACGCTCACAGGTGCGCCTGACGTTTTGCTGATTAAGGCAATGGACTGGCTGGAAGCTCAGCCGTTCAGCGGCAGCAAGACTGACCCTGGCCAGAATTTGCAGTTTCCGCGCAATGGCGAAACTACTGTTCCTGCTGCTATCAAAACCGCTCAGATGGTGGCGGCTGTCCTGATCGACTCAGGCGAAGACCTGCTAGCCCCGCAAGGCCAGCGCGTGTTGTCCGAGAGCGTAGCCGGAGCCGTGTCTGTGAGCTACAGCGACACCGGCAGGCAGTCAACTTACTATCCTCAGCTGTTTGCGCTGCTGAAGCCGTTTATGGTTGGTGGTGGCGGCGGTAACGTGTTTGAGGTGCGCCGTGGCTGACATTCACCCAATCCGAACCCTGACCCCAGATCCAGACGTGGTGGCCATGTGTGAGCAGCTGCTAGCCGAGGCCAAAGAAGGCAAGATTCAGGGGTTGGCCGTTGCCACTGTCGAGGCGGAGGGCACGTTCGGAACGGCGTTTGAGGTTGGCGGCGCGGCAGTCTTGTCGCTCATTGGCGCGGTAGCGCTGATGAAGCATGACCTGATCATGACGGGGTTTGAGCATGAGTAACTTCTACAACCGCCTCCAACAAACCAGCCAGCGCCTGATCAAGCAATACGGCCAAGGCACGATCACCTACAACGCCCCAGGCAGCGAAGGCGATCCATTCAACCCGCCAACGCCGGGGCAGTCGTACCCAGTGGACGCAGTGCAGGCTCAAGGCGACCGCAAGAAGCAGTACATGGACGGCGGTTATATTGTGGCGACGGACGTCCTGTTAGCCATTGCGCCGTTTGAGGTTGAGCCTACGCAAGCCGGGACGATTGATATTAATGGGGATGAGTACCAGGTGGTTTTCGTCGATTCACCTACGGTAGAGCCTAGCGCGCCGGTTGTTTGGTTTATCGGGTGCCGCCGCTAACAAAGATGTTGACACTGTATTCGATCTGCCGTTTAATGGCCTAAACACAAAGTGACGAGGTCTGAAAATGAGCGCGAAAATGATAAGTGAAAGGGCGATAACTACACATCAGTTGTTGGAATACTTGGACATAAGCAGGTATACGCTTTACGGGCTCATAAAAAAGGGCATAGGGTTTCCGGAGCCTGAGAAGGTAGGAAAATCATGCATATGGGACAAAAAAGAAGTTGACGACTGGCTGGAGTGGATGTCAAGGCGTGGAATGCAAGTCAAAGGAACACGAAATCAAAAGTCCGAGCTGGCCGGAAAAACGTTCGGAAAACTTAAAGTGATTGGCGACTCAGGGAAGAGGAAATCGGGCCGCGTAATTTGGGACTGTCGTTGCGAATGCGGAGAAAAAACTACAGCCATGAGCTCGCAATTAAACAACGGCCATAAAAAATCCTGCGGATGCCTCCACGGGGCTCACCTGAAAGCGAACTACGATAGACTCACCGGCCAGAGCTAGGCGAGTACGACGAAGAGCTGGCGGCACACGCTGCATGGCGCAAAAGAAAGCATGAATTGGCCTGCCTATGGGCCGAAGAGGTCGGTGACCCAAGGCTTAAGCAAGCGCTAAGAACAAGATACATCTAGCCCTCCCCCGAGGGCTTTTTGCTATACTGACCGAAACCAAACCAGAGCCGCGCCATGGCACAGCCTAACCTCCAGCAAATAGCAAAAGACAACGAACGCGCCGTTCTAGCCGCCTTCAAAGAGGCCATCCAGTCCGTAAAGGATCAGGCGGTCATTGCCGAAATCGCCGCACTCATAAACGCCGGTGACGTTGAGGCCATCGTAAACCTGCTGCAACTGGACGCAGCGACGTTCAGGCCGCTGGAGAATGCCGTAGTGGCCGCCTATGAGGCTGGCGGTGTTACGGGCGCGTCTCAGATCGGGCGCATCCCTGTCGAGGCTGGCACGCTTGTAGCGAGGTTTAACGTGCGCTCACCACGGGCGGAGGCTTGGTTGCGCGCATGGTCATCCGAAAGGATTGTCGATATAGCAGACGATACCCGCAACGTGGTGCGGTCTGTGTTGACTGCGAACCTGGCAGAAGGCGTTGGGCCTCGCACGTCTGCCCTTGACCTTGTGGGGCGGTTTGATCCTGTTACGCGTAAGCGGACGGGCGGCTTTATAGGGCTAACCCAGAACCAAGCGGAATGGGTGCGCAATGCGCGGATGGATCTGGAGCTGATCGGCGCAACCGATGAGCAGATATTGGCGCGGTTTGCAGCAGCAGGGCGGCAAGTGCCGGTGGGGTACGATCCGGCAAGCAGCTACCTGTCGCGCCAGCTCAGGGACAAGCGGTTAGACGGCGCGGTTGCCAAGGCCAGCCGGGAGGGTTCCAGGCTCAAGGCTAAACAGGTGGACGCTGCCGTGAGCCGCTACCAGGCAAGGGCGCTGCGCTACCGCGCTGAGACCATCGCCAGAACAGAAAGCATCAACGCGCTGCGCAGCGGGCAAGCTGAGGCTATCCGCCAAGCGGTTGATACCGGAGAGCTGGAGCAGGAGTTTGCCACGAAGGTGTGGGATAGCAGCGGAGACGCAAGAACCCGCTTCACGCACGCCATGGCAGACGGGCAGGAAGTGCCTATTGACCAGCCGTTTACGGTTGGCGGGTATCGGCTGATGAATCCGGGTGATAGCAGCTTGGGGGCACCGGCTGGGGAAACGATACAATGCCGCTGTTTTGTCCGATACCGCATGAACTTTGCAGGACAGGCATCGCGGGATATTCGAGGGTTCGGATAATGGCCTCAACCAGCTTCGAGCAACAAGTCTTGGCATGGCAACGGAAGGCCGAGGCGGCCATGACGGCCACGCTAAAGGAGGCTGCGCAAGAGCTGACCGAGCAGGCTAACGCCAGTCGATTCAAGGGCGGCAATACGCCGATTGATACCGGCTTTTTGCGTAACAGCTTCAATGGCGCCGTGAATTCCATTCCCTCTGGGCGAGGCACGGCACCGAAAGGCTACAAAAACACAGACTTTGACGCAGGCCCCGCACTGCTGGCAATCAACAGCGTTAAGATTGGTGACAGGCTGGTGCTCGGATGGACGGCCAATTATGCGATCTACATGGAGGCGCGCTACTCTTTCATGCGGCGGGCCGCACAAAACTGGGATACCATAGCCGCACAATCTGCACGAAAGGTTAGGAGAGCGATTGGATGACCCCCACCAACAATCAAATCTACATGGCCGCCATAACTCTGCTGAACAACGCAGCGCTCGGCTACCCTATCTCATGGCCGGGGTTCAATTTCACCCCGCCCTCGTCTGGCGTGTGGCTTGAGGTGTCGTTTTTCCCAAACGAGGGCATTGATAACGGCCTGCGTTATGCCGATGGCGTGGTGCCTCGTGGGATTTTTCAGGTGGCGTGCGTGGGCAGGCCAGGCAAAGGCTTGGCAGACATTCACGCGGCGGCTGATCAGATCAGGGCGCTGTATGCCAAGGGCACTGCCCTGGTAGACCGTGTGCGCGTGGTCCGTGAGCCTTACCATATGCAGGTGGAGACCGAGGACGATCGGTTGATGGTGGTTGTTAGTATCGAGTACAGCGGCTGACTTCAAAGCTACTCAAAATAAAACAAAGCCCCCTACTGTTGACAGAAGGGGGCTTTCTTGTCTAATCTGGTGGTGCGTTGTGAGAGGCGCTTAACCATTACTGATTAGAGGGTTTTATTATGCCATTAAGCGGGATAGATTTCAGCCAGCACAAAGTTTTTGAAATGTTTATTTCGCCTGAGATTGCGAAGCACATACTTGAAAAAATGAATACCGCAAACAGGTCAATGTCTCAGGCAACCGTTGATAAGTATGCGTCAGATATGAATTCTGGGCGGTGGATGGACAACGAGCAAAGCCGATACATTGCATTTTATGAGGACGGCACCTTGGCAGACAGCCAGCACAGGCTGGCCGCAATCGCAAAGAGCGGAATCGGTCGAGTGATGAAAATAGAAACAGGGCTAAGCAAGGCTCATGCTTACGGTATCGACGCCCACCGCATGCGGAAAACTGCCGACCAGATAAAGATAGCCTACGGAACAACATGGATAAGCAAGACAGAAATCTCAGTCATCAAGATGATAGCTGGAATACACAAACAAAATAAGGCCCTGTCGCCACAGTTGGTGGCGGAGCTTTGCGAAGATCGCCGCCATGAGCTGTTGTTCATAAAAGAGAATTTGGCAACTTCGCTAAAGTTTGTGACAACCGCTCCAGTAAAGACTGCCATTTTCTGTGCCATCGGCCATGAGTCAGAATCCAGGTTGGCAGAATTTTGCCACGTCTTAGTTTCAGGGCTCCCTGAATCTTCTGGCGATTACGCGGCAATTCGACTTCGTGAAAAGCTCCTTAGAGACGGAAAGTCTTATCAAAGCAACGACACCGGAAGAAAGGAGGCTGTTCGGATGACAATGAGGGCCGTCAAGAAGTTTTGTGAGCGTCAACCGATAGGAAGGCTTTTCACCCCAGATGATTATGACTACGAAGTCCCGGAGATTTCGCAATGACAGACGGCAGAAAACAAATCCGCGTAACCCTCCCCGCCGACAAGGTGGAGCAGTTTAAAAAGGCCAAGGCCAAAGCCGAAGACGCGGCAATGATCAAGTTAACCGATACGCAATTCGCAAGCCGCCTATTGGCCAAAGCCATAGAACAGTGATACTGTATACCTGCATCCCGTCGCGAGACGCCGTGCATCCGTTGTTGTTAAGGCCCCTCTTTTGAGGGGCTTTTTTGTGCCAGCCCATAAATAGGTTATACTCTGACCAGACTGTACCTAGGCAGTCTCTCGCCGTGATGGCGAAATTTTCCAATATTGGAG